AGCACAAGATTTTCTTCTGTGCAAGCACTATCTGCAACACAAACAATATCAACCGGATCTTTTAAAACATCATATGATATGATTGAAATATCTTTAGTGTTTTCATCAAATACATTCTTTTCATTATCTGTTGAATCTTTATTAAGAACTGTAATGTTTGAAATCTTGTTTACATTCTCAACAAAGTCTGCTATATTTTCGCCCCTTTTATCACCAGCAATTAAAACAGAAACATTATCTGATCTAATTCTTTTGACATAAGGAATCATAGCCCTTGAAATCATATTTGCGTCAGGCCACATACCAAATTCTTTACGCTGTGCTATTGTAAAATTCTCAGGATCAAGAAACATATTATTCTCCATACTTCTTTTCAATCATTGTCTTCAAGAATGGTATACGATCCCATTGATGAACAATGCAGAACTTTCGCTGATCTGCGTTAACTACTTCTCCTTCAGAAGTAAATGACGGCTGATCATCAGTGTAAAGTTTTTCATATTCTTCTAGATTATTTTTATATATAGCACCAAGATCACCATTTCCAGCGCGCACTGCTTCTTTAGTTGTTCCTAATTGAACTGCCCAACCATCATTGTTATTAGTAAACAATGTATCATGATTATAAGGATCTAGAGCGATTATAAAATTAAACACGGCCTGATCAACTACAGGAATAGGACGATTAACACTCATTTGAAAAAGAAGTACTAACAGACTGCGAACATAATTTAGATCACCTGCAATAACACCAACATTCTTAATAGGTGCTTCTTTTAGTATATTATGAAAAAAAGGTCCGAAAGTTTCTATAAGATTTTGATTTCCCCAGGGTTCATCCTTGTATCGCATACCTTCTTCCGATGCTACGAGAAAGTGTGAAATAAGATTTTCTTCTAGCCATTCAGAAGGATTAGTCTGAAATATAACATCGCGAATATCAGTGGTAATAACATTCTGATATTGATCTTCCACGGTATTAAGATAGTTATAGATATAAAAGAATCGCTCAACATGCGGTGCACCATTTGTAAATGCTTTAACACTACCATCAGGCTGAACTGTACCGTAAAGAGAGAGTTTGATACCCCTTTCTGTTAATTTATCCATTGTGTCTTTTGACATGTCAGTACCAACAATGACAACATCACCAGTAAAGTCGCTTTTTGTAATTGAATTGACCCAATACTTTAACTTATTCCAATCATAGCCTACAGCAGCACCAATAATCAAATCTTTTTTCATTATCTTATCCTTTTATAAAAATCATCACAGCGAGATATCTCGGTAAACTTGCGTTCATATCCATTCATAGTTAGCATACGATAAATCTTCTCTCTAACTTCTGGAACATAATTATGTTCAATAGTAATCAGGTCAATTCTATAATCATCAAAACTTTCTTTAAAGAAAGAATACAGAATGTCATATTCGCTACCTTCAGTATCAATAGATAGATAATCAATATGAAAAGGCGCATTAAACTTCTTGAGCATGTCTGTCAAGGATATTGTTGACACTTCAACAATGTTTTCAGTGTTTCTTTTTCCAGCGTGTTCATCATTAGTGCCAAATCCTTTAATTGTAGCAAGATCAGGCGCTTCTGTCAAGAGGAACTGCAATTTGTCACCACTTTTTGTCCACACACATTCATTTGTAATGTGACATTCACGATGTTTATTTAAGTCTTGATACCAGACAGGATTAGGTTCTGCAACAATACCGTTCCAACGAAATTCTTTTTCTAGAAGATATGTATTATTGATTGAAATTCCATCAGTAGCGCCGAAGTCAACAAAATAACCATCATGCTTATACTTTGTTTCAAATAGAACCCATGCATCTTGCATGTTTTGCCCAAGAAAATAGTCTTTCTGTTTCTCGGTATAAAACTTCATAAAATTATCTGTTTCAACCATGGTAACTTACCTTCATAATGTTTGAGTTGTTCTTCATTGCCCTTTATAAAGAAATCGCCATCTACTGATCCAGGATTTCCATCCGTACGATAACATAGTGTATGTTTATAGTTTGTTTCAAATTTTGATTGCTGCATTACTGCGTAGAAAAATTTACGGTCGCCTCCCCAACCAGAATGCCAAAGATGGGAAGTTTTATTTAAAAATTGTCTGTTGAATGCAAAGGATGAAGTATCAATCAAGTATTGGGGATCATGATGTGTGAAATAGATAGGCCATTTACCAAGACTTTCGCAGTTGTCATCACATATATAATTTTTGTTTTTATCAAAGATTTTTCTAAGTGAGAATGCAAAGTCATATCCTTTATCTAGAACGTTAACTAGAGTTTCCACATGATCAGGTTCGAACCAGTTATCATCATCCAGAAAGAAGATATAATCTGAATTGACTAGGTGAGGCATGCCTGCATAGATGCGATGCCCATAGAATCCCTGTTCACCAACACCAGTATTGAACGGAAGAGGATGTATAATAACTTTGCTGTCCAGACTGATAGGACAGTTATCTACTGCGTTTGAAAAGAATTCAGGGCCGTCTATAACAACAAGATGCTTTATGTTTTTATAAGTCTGCTTATCAACGCTATTAACAGCATCCGCGAGTTTCTTAGAACCAATAGTTGGTGTGATTACAGTTACAGATTTATCGGAAGGTTCGTTCACAAAATTATATTGCATTACCAATGCCTCACTACTCTAGCAATAATAAAGATATTTGTTATTATATAGACAATTACAATATGAGCGTTGAATGGGGGAAATATCCCCCATTTTTTTACTTATTAATTGCGTCAGCAACAACAAGAGGTATTTCGCCGCGGGTCAAACCTATATCTCTTAATTCAATATCCGATAACTTATTTAACTCAGATATTGCACGATTGCGTTTGATTTCTTTACTTATAAAATCAATCGCATCTTTGATGAACCACGGCAACATTAGTTTTTTGTTTCTGCCAAGAATTGCTTGTCGGTCTTAGACTCTTCTCCAATATTAATCTTCTTAGGCTTTTTTTCTTCAGGAATGAAACGTTCAAGCCAAATCTTTAGAAGACCATTGACAAGATCCGCATTCTTTACCTCTACAGTGTCTGCGAGTGTAAATTGACGAGTAAATGCCCGATCAGCAATTCCCTTAAAGATAAAGTCTTCAGGTGATTCGTTTGCATTAACATTACCCTTGATTGTAAGGACACCATCTTGCATTTCAATCTCAATGTCTTGCTTGCCGAATCCAGCAACAGCAACTTCAATCACATACTTAGTATCATCTACCTTACGAATGTTATAAGGAGGATAAGTTGGAATCTTTGGCAAATTGTCCATAACCTGATTCAGTCTCTTAATCATTGGATCAAATCCAATAGCAGACTTGGCTAAAGACGTGCCGAAAGAAAAAGGATCAAAATGAGGAATTTTATTAAGTGACATATTATTACTCCTATGTTAGCGAGTTATCAATTGATGCTACCCATTTGGCGTAGCATCACTATTTATATCATAAATTTAGTCAGGATGTCAAGTCATCTATTTTTTTATCCAGTTCTTTGATTGCCTGAATCAATAAAGGAATGAGACGATCATATTGAACAGTCAAATATTCTTCTCCACTCTTGGAAGTTACACCATCGTCGGAATCAAATGGTGCAGGTTTAATGATCTGAGGCATTACGTTCTGGACTTCTTGAGCAATAACACCTACCTGAACAGAACGGTCATTAAATCCAAACTTACTTGCAGTGTCATTGTTTCGGAAATAAACGCCACTGATAGATTTAATCTTGTTCAACGCATCGTGAATTTGTACAATATCGGTTTTTAATCTTCTGTCAGAGTAATATGCGATTATGTTATTAGCCGCTCTAATTTCACCAGTAATACCAGAAGCAGATGTGCCCACACCCAAAGAAATGGTTATATTTAAATTAGTCAGATCGTCGTTTGCTCTCCAAACGCCATATGATGATGAATATATATATCTTGCTCCTGTTGTAGGATCTGTATAGATATCTCCATCGGAAGGTGTACTTGGAAAATCTATTGCCATATTTACTCTTTCTTTAGCTTATCGTGTAATATTTATATTTCACCATTCAATTATGATTACGCCATTGGCACCAGTGCCGCCTCGTTTTAGTGTTGTTGATGATGCATTTTTACCACCGCCGCCGCCGCCACCAAAACTGGATGCATTAGTACCATTTGCACCTGCGGCGGTTGTGCCGACTGCCATTTCGCCGCCCGAGCAAAGACCTAAAGGAGTGATGCCACCCCTACCTAATAATGGATTAGTTGCACTAGCAACTCCTCCAATTTCACCGTTAGCGCCCTTTAGATTTAATACACCTCCAGATACTGCACCTCCTATTCCAATGGCAGAAACGTTGCCCCCGAACCATGAGTTTGCACCTCCAATTCCTCCATTACCAAACGCCCAAGTATTATTATAGTTAACATTTGAAGGAAAACCAGTAGAACCGTTTGCATTGGTTGTGCTATAATTTCCGCCGCGGCCGACGTTCATCGCCATAGTATCTACGCCATTGATATAGTCAAAATATATTACTGAAACGCCACCAGATCCTGCTCCACAACCCATTGCACCAGCAACACCATGTGTTCCTCCACCAGAACCGCCTCCGCCGCAAACTGTTACTTTCCATCTTTTTACGCCAGTTGGTATGTTCCATATTTGATTATTTAATGTGGTCACCACATTCATGTTTGCAAAACCACTTCCAAATCCTGAGAATGACATGGCGCGCACATCACCAACAACATTCAAATTGTTAGCCCCAGGATCACCTGTTGCAGCATAACCTATAGTAACACCTTGTGCAATGATAAGTCTTTCATTTTTGACTTGTGATCCGCCAGTATGAAAACGAATCTCTTTAACACTAGTGTTTGCTGTACCAATAGCAAGATTGCCATTTGATGTATAAAGATATCCATCACCTCCAGTAACAACATTATATGATGGATCAGCATATGTGCTACCATTGATACCTAAATCAATAAAATTTCCTGTATCGGTACCGGTATCATTAGTAATAACTAAGTCACCAGAAGCATTAGGTCCTGCGCTTGCGTTACGAAGATGTAATTGTGCATATGAGTTAAACTCGGTAGTATAATCTCCAAATTCACCTGCCAAATCAAGTCTTGTTGCATTGTTTGTTATAACAACAGGTATTCTGTTTATGAATAACTCATTATTAGCACCCTCAATTTTAATTATTCCGTTGTTTGCATTGCCGGTTCTTATAAGAAGGGACGATGTTTCATTATATGTGGTAATTGTATTGACAGTGATATTTGATGCTAGTTGATCTAGTGATCTAGATGCTGTTTCTACCCACTGTGAAGATGTTCCATCATTATAATAAATGAACATCTTACCTAGAATGCTACTCCACCATAGAGAATTTGATGTTGGCGCAGATGGTGCCACATCCGATACTGCAACTGATGCACCGCCACCACCGCCACCGAGATTAGCCTTCGCAAATGCTGCAATGGCTACGCTATTTGCACCAGTTCCTACAGCAGTATTAGCACCAGCTAGAGTTGCTAGTAAGTAAGTATTTGCACCAGTTCCTACAGCAGTATTAGCACCTGCAATAACTGATAGAAGATAGTTGTTTGCACCAGTTCCTACAGCAGTATTAGCACCTGCAATAACTGATAGTAAGTAAGTATTTGCACCAGTTCCTACAGCAGTATTAGCACCAGCTAGAGTTGCTAGAAGATAAGTGTTAGCTCCAGCACCTACAGCAGTATTAGCACCAGCTAGAGTTGCTAGAAGATAAGTGTTAGCTCCA